GTACTTAGACTTGTTTGTACAGTACCAATCAGCTACACCTAAAGCACTAATCGACACAGTCGAGGAAGTGTTTGGAGAAGTAGTTGACAACAGTGGTAGCTTAAAGCCATGCCCTAAGTGTGGAAAGACAGAAGACATAACAGATATGCGTGTCAAGAAAGCAGAGGCACCCGAAGGTAGTGGTATCAAAAACTTACCGGACTTTATGTGTGAAAAGAATGACCCGAAATATAGACCGGCGGCTAATGGATGTGGATGGGGTGGATACATTGGTGGCAAAGGTGACAAGGAAGTACCTAGCACATGGCTCTAGAACAGCCATCGTTCCCACTAGATAAGTTAAAGGCAAAGCTAAAGAAGAAATATCCTAATCATAATTTTGATGTTGCTTCTATGCCCGATACTAAATGCAAAGTTAATGGTAGATGCCCTGGCAACAGGGCTATTTACTATGACAATAGTGGAAACTATTTCTGTGGTGCAATCATTAAGATGATGGATGAAAGAACCATGGAGAAATCAAACAAAGAGTGCGGAGCTTATCTAGTTGAGTTATCAATGAAGAAAGCAGAGCAGAAGAGGATAAGAAATGTTCAGCCTCTTCGCTAGCATTCTACCCTTATGTCTAATACCCATCCAAGAAACACAAGAAGGCATAAGACAATACATACATTGTTTAAACAATGAAACAAAGATAGAACATGTAATTCAATGGGAGCCTCTAGTTACAGAACACTTCAAAGAAGAGGATGTAGCAGAGGCCTTGTTGATTATATTCTGTGAGAGCAGTGGCCGAAGTCAAGTAGTAAATGGTAACACCAATGGCACAAAAGACATTGGACTGTGGCAATTTAATGATAAGACTTGGGACTGGTTGACACCTAAGTTAAATATAACTAGCCCTAGGACTAACCCTGTTGTTAGTACAAAGATAGCAAGTTGGTTATATTACAACGATGGTAGTCACCATTGGAATAGTAGTAGTAAATGTTGGAGGACATATGACAAAAGCAAATAAGAAGTTTGACATAGACTTAGAGAAGGGTCAAGCTATGGAACAAACCTTTAAAAAATATATGGAAGGTGACTTGGTTGAAGTTAAATCCGAAAGACATATATGGGAATTAACTGGTAATCATTTTGTTGAGTATGAAAGTTATGGAAAACCTAGTGGTATTGCTGCAACTGAAAGTAAGTGGTGGGCTTTGATGCTTATTGATGAGGACGAAGTACCTGTGTGTACTTATGTTGTACGAGTAAAACAGCTAAAAGAATTAGCAAGAAAATATATTAACACAGACAGAGATGTTGTTGGTGGTGATGACAATAAGAGTAGAGGCGTAATAGTACCTATCAAAGAGATAGCGCTGTTACCTTTTAAAGGTTAGCTTATATCCGGTTGTTTAAACAATGACCGGAAAGCTAGGACCTCTGTCGTTTACTAAGAGAGTAAGCACTCCAGGGTGTGACCACAATCCACTTCTCTGTGTAAAATCAATAGACTTATCAAGGGATGGACATTGAAACCAGTGTCTATCTCCTTGGTTCTTAGCACGAAAGTGATGGTAGTGAGCTGTTATAAGTATCTCTGCTTCACCTGTTGGTAGGAAACCAAACATCTGACCCTTCCACCAGGCCTCTATCTTAGCCTCTGCATTACCTCCACCATTAGTCATATGACCATGTGTGAATGCAGTCTTCTTACCCTTGACCTCTATATTTAAATGATAACCTTCGGGTATGATGACCTTTACTTTTTTGTATCGTTCTTTGTTGGCCGAAAATATTTCTTCCATTATCTGTAGGTGCATAGTATCTGAGTTGTCTAATCTATTAGAAAGCACTTGCCCTTTACCACTCCTGGTCATTTCACCATGGTTCCCTGGCACTCCAGTTAATGTAATCTTATCTACATGTGGTAAGAAAGTCTCTACTGTTTTGTATATCATCGCTCTAGCTAGTGAGTATTGCTCTAAAAGATTTAGAGAAACATTGAAGGGTTGACTGTCGTAGAAAAATTTAGAACATCCTTCTGTTAAGTCACCCATTCCTACTAGAAATACTTCATCAATTTTCATCCCCATCTTACGATAGTTCTTTAATAGCTTGACTGCATCCTGCAATGCTACATCATACCTGGCAATAGTTGCCTCAACTCCATAGTCATCCTTGCCCAACTGCCAGTCACTCATCATAAATAACATAGCTGTATCACCACCGCATAGATTTCGTTTAGTGAGCGCCGGCTTCTTTACTGCTTGTTTAAACAATGCGTCATAATGCTTGTCATGTGTGGCTGATTTCCTGCGTATAGTTCCTTTGAATGCGTGAAAGGTTTCAACGATACCACCTTTAAGCTGTGCATTCCAGGAAGATACCTTTAAGATGCCATCTATTTCGTATATGCTTGGGTCAAATCCCCAGTTCTTTAGAATGTTATCGAAGTCATTCTCATAGTTAGGGTCTGTACCTACATGTACAACTTCACCCTTACCTGTATTAGGGTCTATATCAATAGAAGGTTGCCATCCTGCTTTGTAAAAGTTGTTACCATTCTCTGCAGGTATAGCTGTTTTCTTAGATGTTTTTTTCTTCGGCATGTTTCCACCTTTCATATACTACATTTAGTATATAACAGATATTGAATTACCTATGTATTTACTTGGATGCTTTTGTAGGTTTTGGTCCTATTTGTTTTTTAGCAAACTCTTTCACTACTACAAGTGCAGCAGCTCCACCGGATAGGGCAGCGAGTTGTACTGCATTAGCGTCAACACCAACTAATGGTGCAACAGTTAACGCAGATATGAATGCTTCAACAAAAGTCCAAACAGTTTTACTAAGAACATCTTTATATTCTTGGCTCATTTTGTAACTCCATGCTTCATTCCAAGGGGTCCACGCTACATCCTTCTTGAATGTCCCATCAGATTTTCTTTTTCTTTTAAATTTCTCAAACATTAGTTTATTACTCTACCTTTAATCTTAGCGTTTAATGCTATGACACCACCATTAATCTCATTTAATTTCTCCATAACATCCTTAGCTACAATAACATCTGTTAAACTAGCGTCATTTAAATCCTTCTTTAAGAGTTGTTGTATAGTTGTATACTCAATGCTTACCTTCTTACCTTGTAGTAATTCGTTAGCAACTTTTCTATACATAGCTTTGTACGCCTTAACACTTTGGCCAACGAACCCATCTTTACCTAGGTCTAAGTCTTGCTGAGTTTCTCCAACAATCAAACAACCGCTCGTACTTTCGTCAGTATTCCCCGAATGAATTAATATGTAAGTAAACCCTGGAACATCTTGTAGATGCAACATTCCATAGTGTGAGTTGCCATATTTAGCAGAGTATCTTGTGTGAAAACCACCTGTTTTTCTAAATTGTATATCGTATTCGCCTTCGGGTATGCAAGTCTCGTGCATTACTTTGACTGCTTGATACTGGTCTTCAAGTGTATAGCACTCAAACTTACCATCTATAAAGAGCAAGCCATTCGTTGCATCCTTACCGAACTGTGTTCTTACTACTTGTAATTTCATTACGCCTCCTCATGTGAATAACTACCACCTTTGCAGTTACATATAGTTACCCAAGTTCCATTTTTATTCTGCTTGGGAGTACAGAAATCTTCTTTACTTGCCGCCACAACAGCCGCCACCACAACAATCCATGTTAATCTCCTTGTCTAAAACTAATAGTTAATAACCATATGGCTAGTGTAATTAGTGTAGCAAGTCCTGTCACTTGTTGTGCAGAACCAGTGAGTGTTAATGTAGCAATAACTAAACCAACTAAAGTCCAACTAAGGTTAAGTGTTTCCTTAATTACTTTAATTATCCAGTTGCCTACTTGTTTAAACATTGCCTCTCCTAAATACAAAAGCTGCCATAGATACTATTCTAGTCAGAATAACTGGCACTACAACTTCTTGTGCTTTTTCTCGTTGGTCTTGTGTCATGTCGTCACCTATCTCCGAAAGATTTATTTCTTGTATGTCTATATCTACAAAAGTTTGTATAGGATTTTCTATAAAGTTCTCGAACTGTACCTCTGTAACAACATCAGCAAGGGTGTAGTTCTCTACATCTGTGTTCTCCACTGCTCTAGCTACATACTCTTCAACAGCTTCAGCTATTACTTCGTCATCTTTAACTGCTTCAGCAATGATAGCTACATCCTCTGCTTCTACCTGGAATATTTCAGCGACAACTTCTACCTGTTCTTCAGTAAGCTCTTCAACATCTGCAATAGCTTCCTCAACAACAGCTTGTACTATCTCTTGTACTTCTTCTGTAGCTTGGTCCAGGTTCTGTACGCCAACATCATTTACTTGTTCTAGTACTTCAACAACTTCTTCGACAGTAGCTTCTTCTACTACAATTTCTTCTACAATCTCTTTTACTTCAGTTACTTCAACAGCAACTTCTTCTTTAGTAAGTTCTACAGGTTCTTTAATCGGTTCTTTAAGTATCTCTCTGTCGATATCCTCTTCAATAATTTCCTGTATTGGCTCATCCAAAACTTCCTTGACATCCTCTTTAACTTCTTCATCTATAACCTCCTCTAGTTCTTCATCTTGTATTGGTATTTCCACCACGATTTCGGGAGCAATGTCTTCCAAATCAAATTCAATAATCTCGAACTCAATAGGGAGTTCTTCAAACTCCACAGTTGCATCTTCAACAACTTCCTCTTTAGGTGGGTCGAGTACATCAACATCATCCTTAGGAACGATGACTTCCACATCTTCTTTAATCTCTTCATTGATTACCTCTTCTTCTATAATATCATCTTCAAAAACTTCTACCTCTTCTATTATGATTACACAATCACCACGCTCTATCTGTGCATTAGTCATAAAGCAACCAAACTCAGCTTCATTATCTACACGCTCCTGGTCACGCTCTATGGTTCCATCATTGACATCTGCTTGTGTGTAAGTTTTATCAACACCTTCTACTTTTACATCAACAATAATTTCTTGTGGTGTAGGTGGTGGTGGTGGAGGTGGTATGTAAGGTTCAGGTTCCGGTTCAGGCTTAGGAGGTACAGTTGTAGTAGTTGTAGTAGTTGTAGTACTAGATGTTGTGGTACTAGATGTAGTAGTGGTAGAACCATAGTCACAATCAATACTTACAATAGAAGTCCACTCTGAATAACTAGCATCTGTGTCATTGTCTGCTCTTACTTTTGCATAGAATGTATCTGCTGTTGTATTGAATATTGTTTCTCTATAACTAGCAGTAAACACATAACTCTTATAAGATAATGCTTCTTCCCAACCAGTACTGTTAGCTACTGCATAATTAGTTTCTACAAAGTTGTCGTTACTAAATGCTATCGCGTATCGTTCAGGTGGGCTGCTTTCAAAGCCATCACTCTCTTGCCATGTAACAGTGATGTCACCCTTCGTTTTATCACCATCAGCATCACAAGCTATAGAAATATCGTAAGGTGTTTGTGTAGGTACATGGTCTGCAAGTACTACTCCTGGAATAAGTAACGATAGTACAAGGGTTATTGCTGCTTGTTTAAACAACATTACATTATGATTGCTGCGACTACTCCACCTATAGCAACTGCTAATGTTAATACTTTATAAAATTCTGACTTGTCTAATTTAGTGTCAAGTTTTTTCTCGATGTCATCGAGCTTTTTAAATATCATTTCGATAATTTCTTTCTGTGTGTAGTTGTCTGAATGTGACATTATGGTAAGTCATCATGAGACAGCCAGTCCCATTCCTTATTTACATTACTATCTAGGTCGTAGTTGCTTATTCTTTTAAGATAAGAACTAATTTCTTTTAAAAAATACCCTAGTAAAAATCCAATTATAAAATCCATAAGGAAGATTATAACAGATTATTTATGCAGGTTTTGGATTGTCTGATTTAACTGTAGCTATGTGGTCTTTCCATGTAGTTGTACCATCTACCAAATCTTTATATTGCATATCAAGTTGGTCGCCGATAGAACCATAAGCTTCTTGTCTAGCTTGTACATAACCAAACTGTTGAGTATCCCATTTACTGTTAGCCAAGTCTGTTACAGCTTGTGCATAATCAGCATCAGTAAACTCAAGTCTTTCGTTATTAACTTGCTTGTACATTGGCTTAGCAGCTTCTATCTCTGCTGTAGCTTCAGTTGTTAGTTCTTCTAATGTTGCCATAATATCTCCTATGTTAGCATACTTCTTTTACTATTACTTCTTTAAACCATATAAAACAAAACGCCCTGTAGGATAGTTGCCTGCACTTGGACTAAAATTTATACCATCAACTACATTTTCTAATTTCATAGCCATACCACCTTGCGCACCTATTAAACTTGTACCCTGTGAAGTTTCCTCAAAAGTAGCATAAGTTTTTTCTCCAGAATTTTGTGAATTATAAATCCAAATAGTAGCATTTGTTTGGTCGCCTGTTGCCGTAGATTTTTGATATGAATTAAGATATGCTTGACCTGTACCTGCTTGTGCTGAATTAGAAAAAGCACCAGCTGACCTAAAAATAAAACTCATTTGATAATAGTCACTTGACACAATAGTGCTACCACCTGTTGTAAATCTAACATAATCATAAGCAGCTTCACTATGTTTTACTCCTGCTATTTTTACCATAAATACATCATAATTTGTAGGTAAAGTAAGTGTTATGCTTGAACTACTACTAGCAACAATTTTTTCTAATTTAATTAAACTACCACTCATTATTCCTCAATTCCATAAATATTTACTAAAAATTCTGTATAGTGTGAATGCCCGTGAAAGTTAATTCCTGTAATTCTTTCCTCAACTTGATGTGAATAAATATTTCTAAAAGCAACTAATTTATTTGTATTAACATTACCAGAAGTTTTACCACTTACAAAAGTATAGGAGTTAGCGTCATAAGGCGAATAAACAAAATAACCTAACGCTAAAGTGTCTGATGTTCTTGAACCCGAATAACCACCATACTGCATAGAAGTTGTTGTACCTCTTAATTCTCCAAATGCTTCTATTTCTGTCATTTGTAAAGAGGCATATTGATATTCACTTGCAGTAATTAAAGTACCTGTTGCGTCTAATAAACGCATATTATTATAATAATTTAAGTTTCCGTCAACTTGGGATACTTCTATATAGTAATCGTTATAACTTTCATTAAAACAATTCTCTACATTAAAATTGTTAATAACAGAAGTACCCCCTGTAAAACCACCTTGTTTTATTAATTTAAACATTAGCTATTCCTTAATCCGTACAATGCAAATTTTCCTGTCAATGTATGACTAGCACTTGAAATGCGAAGTCTAATAGTATCAACAGAACTTGTCTGATAAAAAACATTACTACCCCACGAACTAACAAAAATATTAGCTACGCTTATTTGACTTACGCCGTGCCAAGTTGAATGTACATATCTCGTTGGCGAACCTAAATTATAAAACCAAATATGTCCATTATCTGGATTAGCCCCGTTACCAAACGCATTATAAGTAACTGTATTTCTACTTTCTGAAAAACTTCCATTTGAAGTGCAGTCTTTATCTACCCATTTATAAGAAGTTCCTGTTTGAATAGAACCACCTACACCATATTGATATTCAACACCACCTGGACTTGAACCTTGCATATTATTTATTGTTAATAAATGTGCTGAATATTTATTTTCTTGTATATTTGTTAAATCTAAGTTACTTACACCCGAAGTAATATCATAAGTATTAATTAATTCTAATTGTCCGACTGGATATTTATCACTTCTTACAAGATTGTATATATCAGTTGGCGACAAAATACCTTGAACTTGTAATTCACTTTGTTCTGGGCTTTCTGGTATGTATCCAAATTCACTCATTTAAACCACCCTGTACAATGTAAAAGTTCCTGCTAAAAGATTGCCATTAGGACTAAAGAAATTAATTCCATCTCTAGCAGTTCCTGTTTGTTTATATATTGACCCACCTTGTACCCCATTATTTTCTATTGATGAGCCAGAATAATATCCTGTACCCTCAACACTTATAGAAGCATACTCAGTAGTTGATGAAAAGTTGTAAAGATATAAAAGTCCATTAGTTTTATTTGTTGTAGAATTTTGAAAATAACTTGTAGCAAAAAAACTAGTATCAGCAGCTGATGCAAAATATCCTGGTGTTGTACCTGATTTTAAAAGTAGAGTTGCCCAACTATAATCACTTGCACCAGATTGAGCAGTCCCACTAATAGTTACTCTTGCTCTCATCTCTGTATTAGTAATACCTTGAACATTATTAACAGTAACAAAATACACATCATCACTATCTATGCCTGTTAAGGACACACTAGCTACAGGACTACTTATTGTTGTTGTTGCTACTTGTACTAATCCCATTTAAACATCAACTCTCAAACCATAAATCTTTGCAGTACCTGTATAATTTCCACTTGTAGAAAAAATATTTATTCCACTCATACTTGCAGCTTGTTTTAGTACTGCTGCCCCTTTATAACCAAAATGTCTATCTGGAGAAGCATCTGCAAAATATGATGATTGCATTGTTAAAAATGTGTAACAAGTAGATTTGAATGGGTCAAAGTAGTATGCTACTGCACTATCTGAGTGTGTGTTAACATCAGTTCCAACCTGTCCTAAACCTCTAATGTCATTACTATTTGTGGCTCTATCATTTGTTGCAAAAGAGCCACCACTATCTAATTTTAAAGTTACAAAGTCATAATTACTTGCACTAACAACACTTCCAGCAGCATTTATTAATCTATGTTCAACAGATACAACACCACCTGAAGATTTACCTATATCTAAAGTTAATTTATAAATATCAAAATCTGCTGAAAAAACATTTTCTATATTGACACTTGATACATCAGTAAAAGTAGTTTCATTAATTAATCTTAGGTTACTCATATCTGTTTTACTCCATATAAACTAATCTTTGCTGATGTTATGTTGCCACTATCTTTTAAAATTTGAAATCCATTTATAGTTTCAGCAGTTGGATAAACACCACCACCAAAAGCCATTACCATAGCAGTTGCTG